CTAATTCTATAGAAAAAAGAATTAGAACGCTGCGTATTAAGCAGATTTTGCCCGATTTTGGGGGAAAAGAACAAATAGCCCTAAACTTAGGCGAGTTTCTTATAGATAATAAGTTGGTTTGTTTTGAGGTTAGCGACACGGTTAGTTTTACGGGGAAATCAAAAAAAATAACGGCAACCTTAACAGTATTAGAGCCGATAGAAAGGGGCGAGTAAATGAGGATAAAAAACAAGATATTAAAGGGGTTAACTATTATAAGTTTAGTAGCGTTTATAGTAGGGGCTTGCGCTTTGGATAGTAATAGCAAGATACCGTTAATTGTATGCGGTATTAGCTCTATATGGTTAACGCTTATAGCGGCAGCTAATACAAGGGGGTAGTTATGGCTAAAAAATACTTTTGGCTTAAGCTTAAAGCAGACTTTTTCACAAGTAGAGCTATGAAAAAGCTACGCAGGATAGCAGGCGGCGACACTTACACAATTATTTATTTAAAGCTCCAACTACTAAGCCTTAAAGACGAGGGGGCGTTATATTATGAGGGCGTAGAGCCTACCTTTTACGAAGAAATGGCACTAGCACTTGACGAGGACGCCGAAAACGTAAGAGCAACGCTTATTTTCTTAGATAGTATGGGGTTAATTAAGCAGCAGAGCGAACACGAGTTTATATTAACCGAAGTACCTTATTTAATAGGCGGAGAGAGCGAAAGCGCGGAGCGGGTTAGGCGCTTTAGACAAAAAAACCTATTAGACTTAACGCTAACTAAAGATACTAAAACGTTACAATGTAACGACGAAGTAACAGAGAGTAACGGAGCGGTAACAAACAGTAACACAGAGATAGAGATAGAGAAAGATATAGATAAAGAGAAAGATATAGAGAAGAGTAAGAGCGAGAAAAGTAAAGCTAAACGCTTTACACCGCCCACACTTGAAGAGGTTACGGCTTATTGTATCGAGCGTAATAATTCAGTAGACGCGCAACACTTTATAGACTACTACACTAGCAACGGTTGGCTAGTCGGTAAAAATAAAATGAAAGATTGGAAAGCGGCGCTTAGAACTTGGGAACGTAACGGCTTTAATAGCGGATCTAATAAACCACTAAAGCAAACCAAGGCGCAGGAGTTAGACGAGTTTTACAGTATGGCGAGCGGTTGGGCAGAAAGTGAGGGCTAACGTATGAATAACGATTTATTAGTAACGTGTCAATACATAATATACGCTTGTATAGCGCTTTATGTTATGGACTTTATAGGCGACATAATCAAGATAAAAAAGATTAGAAAGATATTAAACGATTATATAACCAAGTTAGACGAGTTAATAGAAAGGGGGAAAAAATGACAAAAAAAGAATTTGCAATATTTGCTAGCGCTTTACGTACATATTACCCCAAAGAGAATATACTACCAAACGCGCAGGCTATGGAGCTATGGTTTAAGCAACTAAGCGATATACCGTATAACGTAGCCGAGGTTACGCTTAATAAGTGGGTAGCTACTAACAAATGGTCGCCAAGTATAGCGGATATAAGAGAGCAGGCAACGGGCATAACGCAGGGCGAGGCTAAAGAGTGGGGCGACGCTTGGCAAGAGGTGCTAAAAGCTATAAGTAAGTACGGATCTTATAGAGAGGACGAGGCGTTAGCAAGTTTAGACGATACGACTAAGACAGTAGTAAAGCGGTTAGGCTTTCGCAATTTATGTTTTAGTGAAGAAATACAAGTCGACCGCGCTAACTTTCGTATGATATACGAGCAGCAGCTACAAAGAGACAAGCAAAACGCGCAGCTACCGCAAAATCTAAAGGCGTTAATTAGTAATATGCCTATGCTATTAGAAGAGGGGGGCGAGTAATGGCTTACGTATTTATAAAAACAACTAAAGACGAGTACGAGTTTATAGTAGCTATGGGGGACACCGTAGGAGCTTTAGCTAAAGAGTGCGGAGTAACAGAAAATGCAATATATAGCGCTATGTCACACGCTAAGAAGAGGGGCGACAAATGCGTATATAAAAAGGTGGTGCTAGAGTGACAAATAAATATAAAATACCGTGGCACGTAAGGCAATACGTTAAAAAAGAGCTTATGGACTATAAGAGCAATAAAAAGATAATAGCTAAATATAAGGGCGATACTAGGGGGCTTATACTTGCTAATATGAGGTTAAAACAAATAGAAAACGTATTAAATAGCCTTAACAAAGAGGACAGAGAGGCGGCGGAGTTAATCTTTATTGACAAGTACACCCAAAGCGGCGCAGAGATAGCGAGAGGGCTAAGCAAGGCGGCATATTATAACGCTATGAATAAAGTTATATACTTGGTAGCCGTCGAAATGGATCTAATATAGACCTAGAAAAAATATAGGAAATTAAGCGCCTTAAAGGGTGCTAAGATAAAAAGAAAACGAAAGCGAGGTAAAAAGTAAATGAAAATTATAGACGTTTCACAGTTTAACGGCTCTATAAGTTGGGCTAAAGTTTCCAAAAGCTGCGACGGGGCAATAATAAGGGCAGGCTACAGAGGTTACGGAGCGGGTACGCTTATTACCGATAAAAACTTTAAGACTAACTTAACTTGTGCAAAAATAGCGGGCGTACCTTTAGGCGTATACTTTGTAACGCAGGCTATAACCGAAAAAGAGGCGGTAGAAGAGGCAAACTATACACTTAAGCTATTAGACGGGGCAACGTTAGACTACCCTATATTTATAGACACCGAAAACGGCAGCCCTAAAGGGACGGGCAGAGCAGACCGCGGAAAACTTACAAGGGCACAGCGTACCGCTATAATTAAGGCATTTTGTAACACTATTAAAGCCGCAGGGTATGAGGCGGGCGTATATGCTAGCGAAAGTTGGTATAAAGAGTGCTTAAACTTAACAGAGCTTACCTACTTATACCTATGGGTTGCTAAATACTCAAGTAATACGCCTACGATAGAGTGGGACGCTTGGCAATACACTAGCACGGGAGCGGTTGACGGCGTAAAGGGCGACGTTGATATATCCGTGTTTAAAGAAAAAATTATAGACGACGTACAAGACAATATTAGCGGAAAGAGCGACGAGGAAATAGCTAACGAAGTGATAAACGGCGGTTGGGGCAACGGAGCGGATAGAAAAGTTAGACTTGAGGCGGCAGGCTGCGACTATAAAGCTATCCAAGAACTAGTTAACGCCAAGCTTGCGAACAAGCCGCAGGAAAGAGCGAAACTCTATTACAAGGTTAAGAGCGGCGACACTCTAGGCGGTATAGCTGCTAAATATGGTACTACCGTTAGTAAATTAGTAGAACTTAATAATATAAGTAACCCTAATAGAATTTATGCGGGGCAAACTATAAGAATAATGTAAAGGGGGTGTTAATATGATAATGAGCAATAAAACATACGATATTTTAAAGTTTATAGCCTTAAAAATCTTACCCGCACTTGCTACGCTAATACTTACGCTTGGCGGTATATGGGGTATACCTTATAGCGAGGCTATAGCAGCTACTATAACGGCTATAGATACCTTTTTAGGCGCTATACTTGGTATAAGCTCCAACAAATACCAAGCTTTGCAGGAAATGCACGAGGCAGACGAAAAGCTAGCTAATAGTCCTTTATATCCCGAGGACGAAAGCGAGGGCGAGTAAATGAACAGACGGAAGGCTAAAAAAGAATTAAAAAAAGAATATGGCATTATAACGCCAAGGCAGGAAAGTCCAAGACTAACTAAAAAGTTTACGTTAAGCTTAATAGACTATGAGGCAATAAAAAAGCTAGCGGACGAGTTAGGCGAACTATTTAGACGTTTGGGCGAGGCTATAGGCAAGTTTATAAACGAAAATATAAACGAGATAATAGAGAGACTTAAAGAGGAAATAGACAAAAGCTTAAAATACGGGGATAAGCCTAAATATAAGCCCGTTAAAAGCTTAATAAAACCATATAAGCAACCATTTATTAAGGTTAGATATAGAGCAAGGGCTAATTTATAAAGGGGGCGTTAATATGGACTTAAAAAGCTGCTCCAAGTGCGGAAAGATACACCCAAGGGGCTATAATTGCAACGTAGGCAGGATATACACCAAGACAGACGAGAGCAGGCTTAGAAGTCGCTACGCGTGGACTAAAAAGGCTAAACAAATTAAAGAGGACGCTTTAGGGCTTTGCGAAGTATGCAAGGCTCTAGGCGTTTATACATACGACGGGCTAGAAGTCCACCACATAACCAAATTAAAAGAAGATCCTAACGGGCTATTAGACGACGATAACTTAATATGCTTATGCGTGTATCATCATAAGCAGGCAGACGACGGCGAAATAGACGCGGACTACTTAAGAGAGTTAGTTAAAGAAAGGCGTAAATAATGTATACGATAATGAATATAAAAACGGGTAAGTTTGTTTACGGTACGGACTTTAGGCGGTGTAGTAATATAGGGACATATAACCAACGTACAAGTAAAAATAAAATGCTTACTTATGCAGATTTAGAAGAGGTATTGCAAGCCTTTAAAAATCGAGGCTGCGGAAATGATTATAGAATAGTTGTATTAAAAACTATAGAAGTAAAGAGGATAATAGAAAGGGGCTAGTAAATGGCTATTAGTAAATTGCAATATGAAGAGGCGGCAATAAGAGAGTACCTAGATAATACTATAAGTTTACTAAGAGAATAAAATAAAAAGGCTAAAGAGTATACATATATACGCGACTTAATAGCTAAAGATCGCGAAGAGAAAAGGCAGAGGCTAGAAGAGATAAAAAGAGAAATAAATAGAGGGGGCGAGTAAATGGGAGATAAAGACTTTATAAGAATAGCTAAAGAGGTAGTCGTAAAATACTATAACGATACGAAAGAAATTACAGATATAAACGAAGAAATAACAACCGATAATGTTTATATAGTTTGGCTATGTAAAACATTACAGAATAACAAGGCGTTATTATCAACGACAATATGCGACGGTATGTACTACGAGGTAACATATAACGGAGATAAAAGCGAGCTTTACTTAGACGCTTATAAGAAATGGCAAAATAAAGTATATCATACGTTAGGAGATAAAGGCAAAGAGGCGGTAGTACCCATTAACAAGCTTAACAAGATATTGCGACCGATAATTAACGAAGATATTTAGTAATAAGCAAAGGTAGGGCGGATATATGGCAAAACTAACCGAGAGAGAAAAGGCGGCAAGGTATGAGGCTTTACAAGCTGCTATAGATATTATGATAGATATATATAAGCGTAGAGAGCAGGACGCTAAAGCAAAGTATACAGACGCTACCATAATAGGAGCATATAATAAAGGCTTGGCGGACGCGTACAAGGAAATCGTAAAGACACTAAGAGGCTTTAAGAATTAAGAAAGGTAAGGTGGATATATGGAACTTAAAGACACTATAGTAGATATGTTAAGCGATAGTTACGTAGATAGATATAGAGCGGAGTATAAGCAACTATGTATTAGGATAGATAAGCTAGTAAAGTACTTAAAGCATTATAACGTTAATAATAGTTGCATAGAGGTAGAACTTAAAGCGCAGCAATTACAATATATGATCGCTTACAAGAACGTATTAGAGTTACGCGCGGCTATAGATAAAATAGACTTATAGTTAAATGCGGGGTAACTACCTAGACTAGCGAGTACCCCCGAGGGGTGGGGCTAGGTTGAGGCAGAGCAGACCAAGACCACACGCCCCACTTTCTTTACGATAACGGGCAAAATAAAGCTTTTTTTGGAATAACTCAATAAAACGAGTTAAAACGAATTAAAACGAGTTAAAAACGAGTTAAAACAAATTAAAATATGAGAGAGGCGACAATAAAGGGGTAATATATGAGTAATAATAGTAAAACATTAACAGATAAGGCGGACGAAATACTTAAACTAGCAGAAAAGAACGGAGTACAAACAAACTTTTTCTTTACTACTACATTTCAAAGGTATTTAGTACAAATAAAAATACTTGAGGATCTAGAGCAGGAAATAAACGACGCAGGGGCTACAGTTACTAAGGAATACGTTAAGGGCAGAGGCAATATATATACTAACCCTGCTATTAACGCTTATAACAATACAACTAATAGCGCTAACAAGACAGTAACTACTTTACTTAAGATAGTCCAAGGCTTTAAGGCAGAGGACAAGGCTAAAGAAGTAGACCCGCTCTTAGAAATTATAAACGGGGGCGGTAATAGTGACTAATACCAAAGCTTACGAGTATTGTAAGAAATGTATAAAAGCTAAGACGACGCCAAAGTACGTTAAAAAACAAATGCGCGAGCTTATGAGAGTGTCCGAGGGCAAAGACAAGCGCTACACGATAAGCGAGGCTAAATATAAGCAGATAGAGGCTATACTAAAGCTTTTAATTATGCCTAAAGGCTTAAAGGCAGGGCAAACGCTATACGAATGTACTACGGGGTATCAATGGCTTATATATACGGCGGTACCTTGCACCGTGTACCGCTCCAACACAGAGCGCAGGCGTTACGAGACTTGCATATTAGAAATATGCCGAAAGAATTTTAAAACTTATACGGTTGGTACGCTCTTTATAATATTATTTATTACAGAGCCTAACTTTAGCGAGTTTTATAGCGTTGCGCCCGACGGTAAACTATCGAGGGAAATAAAAGAGGCTATAACTAAGACTATAAAGAGTAGCCCGCTTATATATGAGTATAAAGGCGTTAAGCGTTTTAAGCTGCTACGTGATTATATAGAGTTTATAGCTAAAGAGAGTAAGTACACGCCGTTAAATTACTCTAATAGTAATATGGACGGTAAGCTACCGTCGGTATTTTGCGCCGACGAGGTGGGGGCTTTACCTAATACTTACGCTATAGAGGCTATGCAGAGCGGGCAGCTTAATATACTAAATAAACTAGGTTTTATTATTTCCACAAAGTACCCGACTATAGATAACCCTATAGAAGAGTACGACGCTTACGCTAAAAAGGTTTTAGACGGGATCATAAAAGACGAAAGTATATTTGCTTTATTATATATACCCGATAACCCGAAAGCTTGGGAAAGCGACGACTTAGTACTTAAGCAGGCTAACCCCGTAGCTTTAGAAGTACCCGAGATATGGGACGACTTACTTAAAAAAAGAGCTAAAGCTATAGCTATGGAAAGCGCCCGCGAAAACTTTGTAACTAAGCATTGTAATATAATATACCAAGGCGCAGGCACGGAAACCTATATAGACGTTAAAGACGTCCAAAAGTGCAAGGTTAATGACATAGAGTGGGCGGGGCGCGTAGTATATTTGGGCGTGGATCTATCCGAAAGCAACGACAATACTAGCGTAGCTATGGTAGGCGTTGACGATAACGACGACATACTAGCCGAGGTAGTAGCTTTTATACCCGAGGGCAGAATAGAAGAAAAAAACGCTTTCGAGAAAATAGACTATAAAGAGTTTATAAGAGCTTTAAAAGCTATAGCCTGCGGAGATAAAGTTATAGATTACGCCGTAGTTGAGGACTATATACTAGGACTAGAAGAACGCTACGGGGTGCAAGTGCAGGCGATAGGCTACGACCGATATAACGCGCTTAGTACCGCGCAGAAACTAGAGAGAGCGGGCTATAATACTATAGAGATACGGCAACATAGTAGCGTATTACACCCGCCTACTAAGTTACTAGCGGAAAAAATAGAAAACGGCGAGTTTCAATATACAGAAAATAAGCTATTAGAAATTAACTTCCAAAATGCGCGCTGCACGTATGATACTAATAAAAACCGCTACGTTAATAAGAAAAAGTCTAAGGGTAAAGTAGATATGGTAGTAGCGCTAATAAATGCGGTTTACTTACTAGAGCAAGACTACTTTTTAAACCAAGCAGACTTTACTATACAAGTACTTTAGAAAAAATATAGGAATTTTAGAATAATAAGTTATGCTAATATAATAACGTATTAAACTTTTACTCTATTTGTAGAGCGGGCAGCTTATGGGAACGGCTACCCGATCCCCCAAGAACTTTCTTTTTTCCATTACACCTAAAAAGGGACGACTAGCGACGGTTAGCCGTCCTTTTTTACGTAGAAAAAAGATAGGAATTTTTAAACAATACTTTATGTTATCTTTATTATGTAATTTTATGAATAAGGGGCGTTTTAAATGGGCTTATTTGATAGATTAAGAAAACGAGATAGAGAAGTAGACCCAAGCACGGTAGACGACGTACTACTTAAAGCTATACTTAACGGCGAGGCTATTAAACGCGAGGACGCTTTAACGCTACCCGCGGTAAGCGGAGCGGTTGACTTTATAAGCTCCACTATTGCGAGTATGCCCGTTAAGCTTTTTAAGTACAAGCAAGGGAAAGTAGAAGAGCAGGACAAAGACCCGCGCGTTAATATGCTTAACGTTGATACGGGCGACACTCTTAACGCTTACCAACTTAAAGAGGCTTTAGTAGAGGACTACTTACTAGGCAAGGGCGGCTATTGCTATATTGAGCGAGAACGCAACGACGTAGTAGCACTTAAGTATATACCCGAGGAGTTTATAAGTATTTATAGAGATCCTAACCCGCTAGACAAATGGTTTACTATTTTTTGCTATGACGCGGAGTTTTACCCACACGATTTTATTAAGCTACTTAGAAATACAAAAGACGGGGCTAGCGGTATAGGGCTTTGTAGCGAAGTATCCAAAGCTTTAGAGGCTGCTTACAATATGCTAAAGTATCAACTTATGCTAGTTAAGTCGGGCGGAAATAAAAAGGGGTTTATTAAGTCTCAAAGGAAACTAGGACAAGAGGAAATAGACTTACTTAAAGCAGCTTGGCAAAACTTATACGCTAACGACCAAAGTAACGTAGTAGTACTTAATAACGGCTTAGAGTTTCAAGAGGCGAGTAACACGTCGGTAGAAATGCAGCTAAACGAGAGTAAGAAAACCTTACAAGACGAAATTAACAATATATTTCATATAACGGGCGACTACTACGAAACATTTAAGACCGCTATATATCCTATAGTAAAAGCTTTTGAGACGGAGCTAAACCGCGTATTACTTTTAGAGAAAGAAAAGGGCAAGTACTTTTTCGAGTTTGACGTAAAAGAGATTATACGCGCTAACATTAAAGAACGCTACGAGGCTTATAAGATAGCCAAGGAAATAGGACTAAAGACACTTAACGAGTTAAGACGCGACGAAAACTTAAACGATATAGAGGGCTTAGACGTTGTAGACTTTGGACTAGGTAGCGTACTTTATGACGTTAACACTAAACAATATTACACCCCTAACACGGGAGACGTAAAAGGCGGCGACGTTACCGTATCCGAGGACGGCGACGAAAATATATCATATAGCGAACATATACCATTATAGAAAGGGGGCTAAAATATGGCGGTAACATACGACGACAATAGAGCGCTTAATTATCACGAGTATAAAGGCGTTTCTACTGATGATAAGCCCACAAGCTGCGCGGTTAATTCTATCTTTT